AACGCCATCAAAAGTAGTAAACTTAACAACAGCAGAAAATGTTACGTCTGCTACAGTGGAGGCGCCTGGTGTTGCTTCCTCTCCATAGTACCTAACAGTATAATGTATATTATTACTCGCAACAACTTGAGGCCGTGGAACATTACTCCATGAATTCAACCCTCCGGTATTAGAACCATCATAGTCACTAATGCCTGTACCTGATACGCGGCCGCTGCCAAACGCATAGGGATGAACTCCACTACTTGGAGCAGCAGGAACAGTTGCGGGAGAGGTGGACCTTTCATAATACAAATAGCCCTGTATACTTCTTTTTCCTGTGGGACCCTCGTCGCCAAATGTACCTACAAGCTTGAAGGCTTTCCAGTTTGCGGAGACAGCCGAGCCGGTCGAAGGAACTCCCTCAACGGCTCTTTGAGTAGTCCAAAGAGCTTTTAAAGAGCTTGTTAGGCTGGGTGCTGCGTCAAACCAAGGACTAACTGGAGCATCGAAACCCCAAGAGTTACTCGGAGTTGTAGGGTTAGTACTTGCGTTAGCAGTTCTTGAAAATATATATTCAACACCCGCTCCGTCTTCCCCTTGGTCTCCATACCTTCCGACAACTTTGGGGCTACTCCAGGTGGCAGAGACAGTTGCCCCATCAGAGGGCACACCTTCAACTGCTCTTTTAGATCGCCAAAGAGCTTTATTAGCAATCGTTATAGCAGGGGCTCCGTCATACCAACCTGCATCTCCAACGTTACTATTATATGGTTGATCGAACCCCCAAGAGTTACTCGGAGTACTAGGAGCAGTACTTTCGTTGGCAGTTATTGCAAATATATACTCAACACCATTACCATCATCCCCGTCGGCACCTGTAGGCCCTTGCGGCCCTAGCGGCCCTTGCGTACCCACAGCTCCATCTTTAATCTTACCAATAGTATATGTGGTTGTTCTTTGTTTATCTGTATTATCAGGGTCTAACGCTTCTCTGGCCTTCACAGTAAATACTAAATCAGTAGTGCTATAAGATATAGCAGCATTACTACTGTGTACTACTTTATTCAGACTACCAGACACAGCGGGAGTATAAGTAGTAGAACTATCCGCAGTTTGGTTTGTCTGCGAGAAACCTGCTCCTGTTATATTAAACTCTGCACTCTGGTACCCAAGTGCCGTTATATCTAAGCTAATCGTACTATAGGTAGTAGTTTGGGTCCCGGCTGTGTTATAGTTTAGCAGACTAGTAGTAGCTTTAACAGCTACGTCCCTGGGAGCAGAGTTTAGATTTGGAGTTATGTCTAAGAAAGTCATAACAGCGTGAGTACCGCCTAATTTATAGGTACCCGCCCCTGCAGGGTCATAGCTGATAGGAGCTAATAAGAAATCGTCTTCATAGTCTATATCTAATTCCTGCTTTTTCAGAGCTTGCCCCGTGGCACTAGCTGCAGTCCATGGTCTATCTAAGTACATAACAGTATCACTAACTATAAGGGCTATTTTTCCTGCAAAAGCCGTACCAATAGTTACTACTTCTGGTATCTTTAAGTTATTAAAGCCTGATCCTAAAACTTGTGAAGTACCCTTAGTAACAACGACATTACCCACACTAGTCCAAATACTATTGACATTCGATAAGTACTTTGTAGCGTCATACCAGTAGTCAATACTACTTCCATATGTAGTAGTATCTATTTTTCTTGCTACTAATTTAAGAGCATTAGCATTAGGGGAGGCCACAGTTACTTTGCTAAAATCTATCATTACATACCCACTAGCATTTGAGGGCCAAATTCCTTTAATAATCCCGCCGCTAGTCCAAGTACCAAATGCTGTGGAGTTCACGGGCGTAACTGTTGACGCAGCCCCCACAAGAGTATAGAGGGAGAAAGAAGTACTACTAGTAGCAGTTACATAGTAGCTACCATTTAACTGTGTCATTCCTTGTGTTCCCGAGATTATGACAGGAGTACCCGCTGAAAATCCATGGGCTCCATTGGTAGTTACAACTACTGGATTAGCTTTTGTTACTCCGGTTATGGCTACAGGTGCCCCACCCGCAAGGGCTGTACAGGACACAGAATAACTATCCGCATCAGATATAGTGTTCTGTTTGGCTTGTTGTAGCCTACCAAAAGGCGCTGCGATATAAGACTTAGCGGCAAAAGACACTAGTCCTTTAGTAATCCCTGCATTAACAGGAGGTGCTAAATCTACTGTTGAGGCCCCGCCTTTTACTATACCTCCTAGTCTGCCGTGGGGGCCATTCTCTTCGAATATGTCGTCAACTGTGATATTAAACTGAGCTTTGGGGGAGCGGCGACCTTTACCACTAATTGTTGTGACATATATAATATAAGGCCCGTCTGTAATGTTTGTAAAACTTTGACTACGCTCACTCTCGGTATGGCCCACTCTAGCTCCTGATACTAGGCCTACAACATCTGTGCCAAAATTATGTTCTATCTCATACTCACCTAAGTGCTCATAATCCGGAGATACGCCAGAGATACCTTGTGCTAAAGGGTTATCCCATTCTACTGTTAGTTCCTCCCCTGGGCTGGTGTCTATAGGGCTTCTTAGTACCCTTAGATTTAAAGGACGGGGGACGTCAGTAAGGCTGGCCTCTCTAGGGTACAAGGGGTCAGGTACTGCTAGAGTAAAGTCCCTATCTACTAAGTCAAACTTAGTATTGTAATGCTCTACTGCGGTTATATCGTATTCAGTAGGCCCCGACTCGTTTATGCCCATTATCTTATATTCTTTGTAAGAGTTAATAGTGCGCGAACCGTCCGCATTAGCTTGTTTTATAGCCCACACGTTTCCTTTAAAGCTATCAGTCGCTACACTAAATGAACCACCAGTAAAGGCAATAGTATCCCGCCCTTCAGAAGTTGATTTAGATCCGATATTTAGTACACGCTCTTCTACTATGGTTTCTTCCACAAGTTGTAGGTTTACAGGTCGGGTGCTTGTATCAACAGCACTTACTATATTCTTCTGAGTAGTCTCATCAGTAGCATGTAGGATTGTGGTTGTAGCACCTCCAATTGTAGCAGTAGTTACTTGGTCTCCTCTGTTAAATGTTGTTGTGCCTCCTCCTGTATTTGCAAGAGTTGCTGATTCCTGATTTAATACTACGGTTCTTTTAGGTATAATAACAGCTATAGTATAAGTGAATCCCGAAGCAAGATGGCTAGAAACCTCTCTATCAAGGGTTATAGTACTTGCTGTGCACGCATGTACTCTGCCACTAAAAGGTACTCTGAAATCTGCCTCATCATGTACATTTATTATGTCTCCGGGGCCTAAAAAAGCCGCATTAATACTCGTCTTAAATGTAACTAACTCTGTTTGGTTGATAGAAGTCCATAGCTTCCACCTACCATACCGTATTGCTTGACCTTCTGAGGTACACCCAAAAGCTACTGCTTTGTCGCTTTTAACAGTACCTGTTTTAATCTGGTTCTCTCTATCCTCAATTATTATAGGCTCTAACTTATACTCCGCCTCAGGGTTATTCCAGCTAACTACAATCTGATTTGCCCTAGTTTTACTACCCGTAGATTGATACTCAAAAGACCCATCTATAACGTTGGAGCGGCTAAAGGTATAAATAGGTTCTTTAGGCTCATCTAAAACTGCCGTAAATTGAGAGTTTGACCAAAAAAGCATACCCCTAAATACGGTAGCAAAGTCTTTTAGTATTTTATAGGCATCAGTAGCTTTTGTAATGTATATATTAGACCTAAAACGAGGCTCTGTACCTCCTTTACCATCAGGAACTAGTTCATCACAGTATTTAGCAACTTTATATAAAGAAAACTTATCAATATCTGTTGAAAGTAAATAGTCGCCCAATCCATACCTATTATTCGTACATATATCATAGAAAACCCATGCAGGATTATCTGTATATACAGGAAAAGGCCGAAACGTGCCGTCCCAAAGCTGAGGAGTATTCATACTTCCTACATTAGTAGTCTCATTAATTCTAGTATACTTTGCACTCAGGTCTCCCGTCTCTTCTCTTGTTATATAGTTTGAAGGGACTTGTAGCAGCAGGCCACGACATTCATAACCTCTAGTCGGTTGGCTTTGGAAAGTCTTGGAGCTAAAAGAAGTGTTAGCATAGGCTGTATAAGGAAAGTTCAGCCTTTCTTTTACTAGCCCTATAGCCTGGGTTACATTAGAGCTATAGTTACCCGAAAGGTGCTTGCCTGCTTCCGGGTTATTCTCTCTTGCTGCGCTGCCTTTAGCACTCTTAAAATGTCTATCTATACCTCCTGCTCTGTTAGTGGAAGAAGCGGTTAATTCAGCTCCTCCAGGAAACCTATTCTCAATTGTATAGTCTTGGGGGTCATGCTTAGTAATACGGCTTATGCGTATTGTAAAGCCACTAAAAGGCTGCAGATTTTCTAAACTAATTACAAATTCTGTTGCGAACTTAGCCGTTTTCTTATACACTACCCCCCAGCAAGGAGTGTCAAATGTTCCGTCCCCATTACTATCGAATACTGCTGATACCATCCCGTTCCCGGTAGGGGGAGCTACAGTATTATATACTAGAGAGCCTCCTGTATGCACAGCTAACTCTATATGATATGCGACACCTGCAGGGTATTTGGTGCCTGAGTGTGCACTTGTTAAGTAGCAGCCAGACGGATATTGCATTATTATTTTTACTTCATCTATCTGTGCCGCCTGTGCCCCCGTAGAAGTTATAGTAGTATAATTAGAGCCTGTATGCTTTTCTAAGGAAGCATTGGCTACGTTCAAAGATACAGAGCTAGTACCTATACCCTCTAAGGTACCCATTGCATCCTGGTCTATAGTACCTGTGGCAAAGGCCACGGCTGAGTTATTATATTTCTGTGCAGAGGATCGTTGGCCCAAGGCATCAACGGTAACTAGCGAGTCATTAGTTATCGTGAATCCAAACTTGCCTGTTACGCCTGGAGCAGTGGCTAGAGTTATCTCATTACCTTCAATTCCCGCTATCTTGAAAAATCTAGACACAATAAGCTCATGTTGAGTACTACCATCAATGTCTGCGGATGTAAAACTGTTGTACTTTACTTGTCCGCCTTTCCAACCTGCTGTCTGGTTTGCTACACTAATACCAGCCCATGATCCAGAATCAATAACTTCTCCAGAAGCTAACTTTAACTGTATTAAAGTTTTCCCGTCTACTATTTCGCCCCCATCATTGCCGCTCATATTATATGCAGCGATCAGGGGGTCTCCCGAGACGACCGTAAAAGTTGCCTGCTCCGGTCGCATACCAACAGAGAATACACCCGCAGTAATGGCGGGAAAGTAAGCTTGGTAGCTCGAGATTGTAACCTTCATTGTAGCAACCTTCTGTACCAGTAGGAACTTTGTGCCCTCTGCCTCAGCGTCAAAGACCGCACCGTTTGTTAATACTTGAGCGGCTGTACCAGTTGCTGTGAGCTGCACCTTAGTAGCATTGTTATTATAAACTTGGTCATGAGACCCATCTATAGGGTCATTATTTAGGAAAACGCTACGAGTACCATTTACTAACCCTTCTATAGGGCCTTCTGATATTATATCTGTTACTAGAATATTCTGTTCGGTGGAAGATTGTATAGTATTGTTTATACTATCATTATTTGTGGACTGAACTCTTCTATCTAGTGCATTAATCGATTGTTGCGGCATTATGCTGTTCCTCTACTTTGTCCGCTCATACCTATCATAACGGCTCTCCATACATTTGATTTAACCCCAGCTACTTCGAAGTTAACGGGCTGGCCCGGTACTCGTAGTTGCCCATAAAGTACTGGAATAGGATCTCCCTCTACTATATTCTGCTGGTTTCCATTGAATAAATAGTTTTGCTCTTGGTCGGCATCGGTAGCAGGATCAGGTGCCATCACCTGTGATAAACCCATCATACCTAAGTTTACAGCGAGCATGCCTAGGCCTAGTTGAACTGCTGAAATTGCACCTGCGGACAGGCCTGTTGCTGCTATAGTGGTAGATCCAATTGCAGTTCCTGCTGAACTGGTCCAAGCCATTGTGTGCGCTGCTGTACCCAGAAGGGGTGCAGCAAAAACAGCAAGACCAATCAGGGCAATTGCAGCAAATATCTTTGCCCCTCCAGACTTAGACCCTGCAGGAATTGGGGTAATTGTAATATCCCCCTCCTTAAGAACCATCAACATTTCTTCTGTGTAGTCTAACTTATTACTTGCTACATCTACTTCAAAACCTATATCTTTTTCGTGACAATCCATAAGATACTTCTTAAAGGAAGGGTGGTTACACTCCACACACTTTATAACATCCTTAACCGTGGGGGCATTGACCTGAAACCCTGTTCCAAACCTTTCTCCCATTTCTCCTTCTAAATATACCTTACGCATCATACCGATAAGCTCCTTTTAAATACTTGTGCCAAAATGGATAAATACTTTCCCTACATGAGAGCCGTTTTTCGGCGTGGTGATAAAAACATTCATTACCTATATAAACTCCACAATGGTTTCCTACCTCTGACTTTACATTGAAAATTAGCACATCATTTTCTTGTAAATCTGTTAGAGGTACAGCAACATGGTTCCACTCTGCCATTGTATCCTCTGTAAAATAGTCTAATCCTCTCTCCCACCAATCATCTTCAAACATAGCTCTTGATGGTATTAATATATCTCTGCTCTCTAAGTAGTCTCTTGTGGCTTCAAAGCAGTCTCTTACGCCAAACTCATACTCTCTGCCATATAACTCTGTAGTATTCCTAATAGGATCTAGTATAGTGAGCTCCATATCAGGATAGCTATAAATATAGTAGGGAATGCCAAGTGCATTACAATACTTTATATCAGGCTGGCTAGGTTCTGAGGAGCTATCAGGGTGACTGTGTACAATTGCTACAATATCAGTTGTTCTTTTTAACTTTAAGTACTCCTGTGAGTCTATAATAAAGTCGTCCCCGTCTTCTGCGATATTAGTACAGGGAAACCATTTTTTCTTTCCTTTAACTACTGAGATGATTCCACACCCTTCTCGAGGGTACTCGTCTTTAAAGTGCTTCTCTATATCATGTATCATTATCGGAACTTATTACTACCAGGGAAGCCTCCAAAAGGCAACGTCACCGTAGTATTTACCTCGTACGCAGGAACGGCATCGTCATCATAGGCAGCTCCATATATCTGAGGTACTGCTTGGTACCTTATCTTGCAAGAAGTTAAAAGCTTACCACACGCATCCCCTCTTACCCATACACTCTCATCATCCCCGGGGGTAACTCCTGTACTCGGCGCTACAGCTCTCCATATAGTACCTAAGTGTTTTACATAAGGGTTTTTAAGAGGGTCACTAGGGTCGAGAGTATAGGCTGTGTTACTATGATAGTTAGAATATATTCTTACAAGAGTCCATTGAGGTATTCGAGCTGCGGGTGGTGTTCCGGTATTTGCGGGATGGTCAGCTTGTGCTCTATAATACTCCGAAGGGCTAGTAAACGTTAAAGTTAGTCCAGTGGCCTGACTGCTCCTGGCCGCAATTGCAGTACTTAGTTTTACATAAGTTCCTGCAATTTGAACTACTGTAGTACCTGAAGCTACCCCTGTTCCTGCTACAGAAAAGCCTACTTTTATGTTTACATTAGAAGCTGCTGCTGCTATTATAAGATTAGTCGAGTTAGCCACTGCGGCATTGGCTGGTGTGGCGGCGGTGTAAGTGGCCCCATGAGAAACATACTCGCCTGCTGTATAGGCAGTGCTTTGTGCGTACACTACTTTCCACATGGTATTGGCGTTACCTAGAAGATGTTGGAAGTATACTAAAGGCTCATCGTCCTGTGTAAAATAAAAACTGTACTCTAAGCTTCCATCGCTACCTGCTCCATCAGACGCAATTATCTGGCTACTAGTACCCCACTTACACGCACTTTTATTACTATTTATTGCGTGTCCTTGGTAGGCCCACGGACAATACTTTCCTATTACCTGCCTTGCTGGGATTCTTATTCCTCCTAAATCGGCAGGAGAAGCTAGTTCTAACTCACAGAAGACG